AGTATATGAACCTGCGCGCCGAACTTTGGAGCAAGGCCAAGGCGTGGCTTGAGGCGAAGGATTGCAAACTGCCGCGTGACGAGCGGCTCGTGAATGAACTATCCTCGCCGCGATATTCGTTCATGTCTAACGGTAAGTTAAAACTCGAGAGCAAGGACGACATGAAGCGCCGCGGGCTGGCCTCGCCCGACGTCGCCGACGCTTTCGTTCTGACGTTTGCGAGCGAGGCCGCGACCGGGAGTGGTGCCTACGCGCCGACCTGGACGAAGCCGGTCAAGAGACAGATCCGAGGTGTTGTATGAGCATTGAGCATTTAGGCGGGGCTATCCCAGAGGGCGACCGTGCGACGTGGATGCCGGACATTTGGGGCTATATCGCGCTCACCTACAAGATCAAGTCGGTGATCGACATTGGCGCCGGGTACGGGCACAACATCAAGTGGTGGCATGATCTTGGGTTCGATGCGGCCGGCGTCGAGGGGCACCCGGTCGCGCTGGCCGAGAGTCCAGTGCGAGATCTTTTGGTGTCGCACGATTACGAGCGCGGCCCGTATGTGCCAGACCGCCAGTTTGATCTTGGCATCTGCACCGAGTTCGTGGAGCACGTTGAGCAGAAGTGCGAGCAAAATTGGTTTGCCACGATGCACAGGTGCAAGTATGTGCTTATGTGCCACGCGCTGCCTGGGCAGGGCGGGCACCATCACGTCAACGAGCAGACGTCGGATTATTGGATTGAGCGCTTTGGCGAAAATGGCTTTAGATGCGACTGGATCACCTCGCTCATGTTCCGCAATACAGATCAGCGGCAGGGTTCGTCATGGGGGCGGCCGACGCTGCTGTTTTTCATTCGCGACCTATGAAGTATTACTGCATCACGCTCGCGGAGACGCCGGAGCGCACCGAGCACGCTCGAGCGCAGGCCGCCAAGGCCGGCATCGAACTCGACTTTATCCAAGGCATTTTCGGCAAGACCATGCAGGTCAAGTCGGAGATTCCGATGCACACGGATTATTACGTCACCCGCGGCGCGACCTGCCTTGTCTTGTCGTGGCATATCGCGTGGCAAATTGCATGGCGCGAGGGTCACGAAGAGTTTGTAATTTTTGAGGATGACATTCTGCTGCCGGATAACTTTCTTGAGCGCTTTGAGAAGATCCGCTCAGAGATCCCGCACTGGTGCGACCTCGTGTACCTTAACTCCTGCTGCACCGACCAGAAGCCGGCGAAGAAAGAATCGGAGAATCTTTGGGAGATTAAGTACCCGCTCTGCACGGCCGCGATCTGGCACCGTCGGCGCGCGATCCCGATTCTGCAACAATACACGAAGCCGGCGAATACGCCGGTCGACATCTTGCTCGAGTGGTACGCGCTGCCGCACCTGCGCGTGCTGACTGCGGTGCCGCCGCTTGTGGCGCAGGCGACGCAGGATCTGGCGGTGCCGATGCCTTCAACCATCCATATGTGAGGAGACTGATGAATGCTCAAGCCAAGCGACGTCGCGCTGTTTCAAAAGCGCCTCGACAAGAAGCCGCCACCGAAGGCGGAGCCCAAGAAATCACCGGAGTCGGTCAAGAAACCGCCGAAACCGTCGCGCAAGACGGACGACGATTTCCCGCCGGAGGCGGCCTAGTCTTATCGGATCATCTGCCAGTTGAGCGGTTCGTTCGCCTCTCGGTGCCGTGCGAGCCGCTACTGCCGTGCAACCCATCAGTCGCTGCCGGCCCAGACGGCAGCCTGCGCTGTCTCGTGCGCGCGGTGAATTATGAACTTGGCGAGGAGGATGGAATCTGGTTCCGAGGCGATTCGGCGCCGAACACCGTCAATTATTTGACGGATCTTGACAAGAACCTGCGGCCGTCTGGGTTTACGAAGGTTGACGATGCGTTACAGCGTGCAACACGGGTGCCGTGCCGTGACGGGCTCGAGGATGGGCGCCTGTTTTGGTTCAACGGCCGCTGGCACTTTACGGCATCGGGGTTGCACCACGGCCCGCGGGTGCGCACTACGATGGCGCTATGCGCGCTTGATGGGTCAAAAATTGATACGCTCGAGTTCCTGCACAGCCCACACAATTCGGAGATGGAGAAGAACTGGATGCCGTGCGTTACTGACGCGCAGTTGGCGTTCGTGCATTCGCATCACCCGGCAGAGTCTTACGAAATCAGCCCCTCCAGGCGTCGGATCTGGCTCTCGGCTTATCCGGCGCTTTTCAAGTGGTCAGGTGGCTCGCAGATTATCCACTATGGCGGCGAGCGGCTCGGGGTCGTGCACCAGCGACGTAAGCACAAGAATCGTGTTTACTATGCTCATCGCCTAGTGACGTACAACAGCAACCTTGAGCCGGTACGCGCCGGCCGTGAGTTTTACTTTCGAGGCGAGCAGGTAGAGTTCTGCGCAGGGATCGCCCCATACCAAAGTGGGCACGTCCTCTCGTTTGGGGTCAAGGATCGCGAGGCATGGCTAGTTTCGCTGACCGCGACCGAGATTGCCTCGCTTTTCGATTGAAAATAGATACTAGGCCCATTTCGGCACGGGTGCCGGTTTTCCTATGCAAGACACAAAAGGTTCAATACTCGAGCAGAGCGAGGCAGCGCTGGGCATCGTAGAGCCGATGTCGGAGCCTGACCTCGAGGCGCTTGTTGGCACAGAGCTGACGGACTCCACGTCATTTATTGACGCGGAACTGTCGCCCGTTCGCGCCCGTGCGATCCAGTATTACCGCGGCGAGCCGTTTGGAAACGAGGAAGAGGGGCGATCGCAGGTCGTCTCTACCGATGTTCGCGATACCGTCGCCGGCATCATGCCGTCGCTGATGAAGGTCTTTTTTGGTTCAAAGAAGATCGTTCAGTTTGCGCCGCGGAATGTTGAAGATATTGCGGTTGCCGATCAGGCGACCGATTACATCAACTACATTTTCACGAACGACAACAACGGATTTCTGATCTGCCATAGCGTCTTCAAGGACGCGCTTCGTGGCGCGCTTGGTATTGCCAAGTATGTCTGGGAAGAGAAGGTAGAGATCAAGACCGAGTATTACACCGGCCTCGATGAGGCTGCGCTGACGCTGCTGTTGTCCGAGAAGGACGTGGTGGGAAGCGCCATTGAGGCGATGGACGATCCGTCCTTCCAGCCGCCGCGCGATCCGATGACCGGGCAGCCGATGGCGGTTGATCCGGCTACCGGGATGCCGTTCCAGGCGCCGAAGATTTACAACGTAGAACTCAAGCGCCAGCATAAGCACGGCCGAGTGGTCATTGAGGCGGTACCGCCGGAAGAGTTTTTGATTGACCGCCGCGCTCGCTCCGTCGAGGATGCGACGCTGGTTGCGCACCGGCGCATGATGCGCGTCTCTGACCTTGTGGCATTGGGCTACAACGAGGAAGAAGTAAGCGAGCAGATGGGCGCTTACGAGCTCGACACTAACGACGAGTATCTGGCGCGCAATCCGTATGCACAGTCCTACGGCCCAGGCGGCACGCAAGATGACAAGCGCGTGCTTTACTGCGAGGCGTATGTGCGTGTTGATTACGACAACGACGGCATCGCCGAGTTGCGCAAGATCTGCACCATCGGCCCATCCTACAAGATGGTCTCGAACGAGCCCTGCTCTCAGGCGCCGTTCGCGCTCTTCTGCCCAGACCCTGAGCCGCACGCGCTGATCGGTATGTCTATCTTCGACATGACCGCAGACCTGCAGCGCATCAAGTCGGCGATCATGCGCAACATGATGGACTCGCTTTCGCTCGCGATCCACCCTCGAGTGGGTGTGGTTGAGGGGCAGGCGAACATGGACGACGTGCTCAACACCGAAGTTGGCGGCGTGATCCGTATGCGCCAGGCCGGTGCGGTACAACCTTTTTCGGTTCCTTTTGTTGGTCAGGCCGCGTTCCCGATGCTCGAGTACCTGGACAGTGTGCGCGAGACGCGCACCGGAATGTCCAAGGCTGCGATGGGCCTCGACGCTGGCGCCTTGCAGAGCACCACCCGCGCGGCTGTCGCCGCGACCGTTACGGCTGCGCAGCAGCATCTTGAGCTGATTGCCCGGATTTTCGCCGAAACCGGGATGCGCGCCCTGTTCAAGGGCATTCTCAAGCTGGTCGTGGAAAATCAAGACCGCCCGCGGGTGGTGCGCCTGCGCAATCAGTGGGTGCCGATTGACCCGCGCTCATGGGACTCGTCAATGGATATTGAGGTCGACGTTGGCCTTGGTGGCGGCACCGACGAGCAAAAGGTTGCGGTGCTTACGACGATCGCGCAGAAGCAAGAGCAGATCATGCAAACCATGGGGCCGCAGAATCCGCTCGTTACGCCGGCGCAGTATCGCAACACGCTGGTGCGTATTGCCGAGTTGTCTGGGTTTAAGAATTCTTCGGACTTCTTCCAAGATCCTGCGATGGCACCTCCGCCTCCGCCGGCTCCGCCCCCGCCGCCAGATCCGACGCAGATCCTTGCCGAGGTTGAGCGGCAGAAGATCATGGCGGACATCCAGAATAGTCAGGCTGAACTTGAACTCAAGCGGCAGTCGATGCTGCTTGAGGATGACCGCGCTCGCGATAAGCAAGAAGCAGACATCATGCTGCGCGCGTATGAGATCCAGTTGAAGAGCGGAACGCAGATCGACACGGCGATGCTGACGGCGATGATGGAGCGGCCTCGCGTCGCGACCCCGTCAGTGCAGCGCCCAGTAATACCTGAGATCGTGCCGTTTAATCCGCAGCAGATGCAGGCTCCGCCGCAGCCGCAGCCGCCGCAAGGCGCTGCTCCGCAGCAGCCTTCAGCGCCTATGGGTTAAGCAATGAAGGAACTAAATCCATTTTCTGCGCCTAATCCGAACACGGCTCCGCCGCAGTATTCAAGTCAATTTCTAAATCAGGTAAACAATCAAAACCGTTTATATTTTGTGCAACTTGATAACGTAAATCGTGAGGTTATTCCAGCGGTTCACAGTCTTAACGTATTGTCTTGGATAGGGCCGCCGTAATGGCTAACTTTCAAGACATCGTAGGGTTACGACTTGGGCGCGGGCAATTAACTACGTCATACACGACGATTTACACCTGCCCCGCCGACAAGCGTGCGTACATCAAGGACATCAATCTTTGCAACACGCACTCAGGCAAGAGTCACGCATACGTCGCCATCGTCCCGACAGGGCAAACTGCTGGCGCCGCATACGAGATTCTTTCGTATAAAGGAATTGATGCTTACGAAAATTATCGTTGGACAGGTCTTCAAATTTTGAATGCCGGCGACACGATCCAAGTCAAAGGCAACGACAGCAATTACATCACCATCTATGTGAGCGGCGCGGAGGCCGTTTGATATGAGCAGCTTATTCAAGAGTAAGAAAAAGTCGCAGCCGCAGGTGCTGCAGCCGCTGATGGGATATGGCGGCGGAGACCCGTTCGCCTCTGTCATGGGCGGATACGGCCAGTCTTTTGCCGCTCCGGGTTATAACCCGTTCGCGATCGCCGCAGGCGGATTCAGCCCCTACGGCGGCGCGAGCCCTTACGGCGGCGCGCTCGGCAGTTATGGCGGCGGTGGCATGGGCCCGATGGGCGGCTACGGCGGCGATTTTGGCTATGGGCCTTTCGGCGCTGGCGGCGGCATGATTAACCCTTATGGCGGCGGCCAGGGCGGCTTCGGCACGTCTTTCGGCGGCGTGCAACAGGGTGGCGCCTACGGCCAGCCGGACGTGAATACCGTCTTCGGCCAATGGCTGGGCCAGCAGTATTACGGCGGCGGCGCGTTCAATCCGTTCGACCCGAGCGGTATGGGCGGCGCTGCGGCGTGGGGCATGGGTGGTGGCGGCCGTGGTCGCCGTCGTCGCGGTCAGCAGCAGCCTGATATGGCTCCGACTCCTCCGCCGGAGCCGCAGGTTGATATTGATGCGCTGATGGCGCGCCGTGGATTGCGCGGCATTGATGGGTTACCAGACGAACTTGCTGCGCCGACGCCGACCCCGCCTCCGGGTGGGTACCTACCGCTGCCGCCGGTTGGCGGCTGGCCTCCGGGGCAATCTCCGACAACTGGCACCGGAATGGTTGCGCCTCCGCCTCCCTCAATGCAAGTGTTTCCGCCTGCAGTGGCGCCCGTTGGAGTCGCGCCTCCGCAGGCGTTCCCGCCGATTGAGCAGGTTCAGCCGACGCCGGTGAATATGCCGATTGTTGGCGGCGGGTTCCCGACGATTGCAACGCCGGATCTGTCGCAGTACCAGCAGAACATTCAGCCGCAGCAGCCGGCGTTTATGCCTGGCCCGCAGCCTCAGTTCCAGCAGATGCAGCAATTTGATCTGGGCGAGGGCGGCGGCGGAATGATGCCGGAGGACTTTGATATTCGCCGGTATAGGGACTAATCATGGAATGCCCAATCGCGACATACGACATCAAGGAAAATCTCAAAAAGCGAAACTGGGCTTTTAAGAACGTCGGCTATGGGCCGGCGAATCCTGACGAGCCTAATGACGAGTTTTGGAAGGAACGTGCCGACGAGTGGAATACCGACGTCGATCAGGCCAAGACTATGCGCTGCGGCAACTGCGCGGCGTTTATTCAGACGCCGGAGATGATTGAGTGCATCACGAAAGGCATTGAACCCGACCAGGAAGAGGACGAACTGACCCGCGACGTCATTGATGCCGCGGATCTTGGATATTGCGAACTTTTCCACTTTAAGTGCGCGGCAGCGCGCACTTGCTCTGCATGGCTGCGCGGCGGGCCAATTACAAAGTCAATGAGCGATCGTCAAAAGAATATGATCGACATGGCACGCATCGAGTACGACGTCGAAGATGAGGACGAGTACGAAGAGGACGAGGAGTGAAAACTCCGGCGTGGCAGCGAAAAGAGGGGCAGTCTAAAAAAGGCGGCCTCAATGCGAAAGGTCGTGCGTCATATAAGGCGCAAACCGGCGGCACGCTAAAGGCTCCAGTAAAGGGCGCGCCAGATTCGCCGCAAGAGATACGGCGAAAAGGCTCGTTTTTGACGCGCATGGGCTCAATGCCGGGGCTGCTCTTTGATGAGCAGGGCGATAAGACGCGCCTCAAGTTGAGTCTGGAGGCGTGGGGGCATCAAGGGGATAAGGCGAGCGCCGTAGCTAAGGGTCGCAGATTGCTGGAGCGGTACAGGAAGCAAAAAAATGGCAGAGGCTAGAGCGTATTCGCCTACTTTTAGGCAAAGTCTCGTTGACAGACTTTCAGAAGCGCTAAAAAAAGCTGGATATTCAGACTCTGATGCTAAAGCGTCAGCACAGCGCGCATCTGAGGTTTTTGGCGGAGTTTTTGACGTCCAAGAGGGCGGGATGACCGCATCAGAAGGCGCCTCTGAATTGCGCAGTGGAGACATTCCAGAGGGGTTGCTCGACGTTTCTCTTGGCGCTTTGCAAGCCGCTGCAGGAGCCGCACCATTTATTGGAAAACCAGTAGCAGGTGCCGCCAAAGCAGGTCGCAGCACAATTAAAGGCGCTCTGAGAAAAGCATTTCCCGGTATTTACGATGACCCTCGAGTAGTAGCGCAACGGGCAGAAGCAATGGTGCTTCCAGAAAGCTCAAATCTTGGAAAACTTTTTGGAGTTTCGAGAGAAGACCTAGCCAAAGCAGCGCGATCTCCTGGAACGGCGCCAGGTGTTATACCTAAAGCGCCAAAAAAGCCGAGAGGATCTGAAAAAACAGAAAAAATTATGTCTCCGGCAAATACTCGTCGACTAGTTGAAGGGTTGCTTGCCACCGAAGAATACGCTCCTAAGTTACGTCAGGGGATGACCGGCTGGTACATGATGGATCCGGCCTACCAGCGACTTGTTGAGTTGGTAGGCGCTGATGAAGCAGCAAAAAGATACGCAAGATTTAATGCTTTAACAGCAATGTCGAGCCCTTCTAGCGATGTTATTACAGAGTTGATGCGAGGCACCGCCGCAAACAAGCTGGCTCAAGAAGGCCGGTTTGAGGAGTTTATGAAGTACGGCGGCCTCCCGATCGAAAAGCGTATGAGCCTTGGGCTGCCAGAAGATCTTTTGGATTTTCCGTCTCATGCTTATCACAAGACTGCTCAAGCTCCTGCAATGAAGGGCTATTTGAGCAAAGGCGTCCCTACACTTAAAAGCCCGAAAGTTCCTTTGTATTTACAGGCCAGTCAGGCGTCTGCTCTCGGTCGTCAAAGTGACATCCCAGTTGGCGATGCGCACTGGTCTCGCGGTGTCGGGCTTGCCGACGTGCGCCCGATGCGCATGGTTAAGGGAGAGCCAAAAATACCTGGGCAAAGCGTTAGCACCGGGGAGCTTGCCGTTCTTGCGCCATGGTGGCGCGAAAATGTTGCCAAAGAAGCCGGTCTTGAAGCCGTCCCTGCGCAGGCAACGGCATGGGGACTATATTCACCGTCAACCGGCGTCGATACTCCGATTGGACAACCCAAACTCGAGATACTTTCTGACTTGATTGAAAGAACCTCGAAAAGGTTAAATGTGCCTATCGAGCAGGCGCGAGATATGGTTCTATTGGGGGAGGCTCAAGCCGGAAGAATTGACCCGTCTATGCTCGCCGCTCTTGGTGTAGGATCTGCCGCTGCTGCCGGGTATATGGCATACCAGGAGCAGCAAAGAAACAATGAGGAATAAATAATGCCCAGTAAGTCATACAAGCAAGCGCGCCTAATGGCTGCCGCCGCTCACGATCCGGCCTTTGCCAAGCGCGTCGGGGTGCCTGGAAAGGTTGCCAAGGAATTTGTAAAGGCTGACGTCAAAAAAGGCACGCTCAAGAAAGCGATGAGCAAGCGCGCGATGCGCTTTGCTAAGGGCAAGCCTAAGGGCGGTCTGCTCGCTTGAGCGAGCGAAACCCATACATTGACGCCCGTAAGGGCTCAGAAGCAAAAGACCTCCTCGAGAACCCGATTCTCGTGGAGGCCTTTGCCGTTTTGGAGCAGGAATATCTCAAAGCGTGGCGGCAGAGCAAGCCCGCCGACCAGGAAGAGCGAGAGCGCCTATGGCTCGCTGTTGGCATCCTTGAGGAGATCCAGCGCCATCTGCGCATCGTCGTTGAGAACGGCGCAATGGCAAAACGAGACATCGATAAGATCTCTGGCAGGAAATAACCTGCTTGAATCTTGCACAATAGAACTATGAGCGAAACCGGCACGGGTGTACCCCCGGCAAGCGTACAGTCCACGCAAGATGTTTTCGAGCAGATGCTCGCCGCCGACGAAGGCGAAAACGAGCAGCAAGAAACTGAAAGCGCGGAATCAGAGGAGCTCGAGGCGGCAGACAGCGAGTCGGCCGAGGAGAGCGTAGAGCAAACCGAAGGCGATGAGGAAGCCGAAGAGGCGCCACAGTCGGCCCAGACATTCCGCGTCAAGGTTGACGGGGAAGAAGTCGAGGTGCCGCTGGATGAGCTGCTGAAGGGCTACTCACGCACCGCGGATTACACGCGCAAGACGCAGGCGATTGCCGAGGCCAGAAAGCAGGCCGAAGCAGAGGCCACGGCAGCGCGGGAAGAGCGGCAACGGTATGCACAGACTTTGGAAGTGCTCGATGCGCAGATGCGCTCGCTGCAACCGCCTGAGATCGACTGGGATCGTCTCTACAAAGAGAACCCGGTGGAGTGGGTGAGACAGCGGGAAATGGTGCGCACGAGGCAGGAGCAGATGAACTGGGTGCAAGCCCAGCGCGCTGCGCTGCAGCAGAAGCAGGCGGAAGAGGAGCAGGTTGAGCAGAGCAAGACCTTGGAGGTTGAGCGCTCTAAACTGCTCGAGGCACTACCAGAATGGCGCGATTCCGATAAGGCTCGCACCGAGAAGGCGAAGATCGTCTCATATGCCACCGAAAAACTCGGTTTCACCACCGAGGAGATTTCGGACATCTATGACGCTCGAGCCGTGGTCGCGCTTCGCAAGGCGATGCTTTTCGACGAACTGATGAGCAAACGAGATCAGATGCGTCCGAAGATCATCCAGAAGGCCAAACCGATGAAGGCTGGAGCCGCCTCAACGCCGCAGTCAACCAAAGTTGTTGCATCGAAGGCCGCCTTTTCTAGACTCGCAAATAGTGGCAGCACGAAAGACGCGGCTGCCGTGTTTGAACAGTTTTTAGATTGAG